AATGCAGTATCAAAAGACCAACCGTAAGTAACAGCAAAGCCAACACACACATAAACCAGATCACAAAGTTCTTTAAGAACTTCATCATCATCTTGATTACTGATAGCATACATCAACTCCTTGTATTCTTCCTGTATGAGCGTTCTTCGCAAAGCCTTTTCACTATCTACTATTGCAGAAGGCAAAGGATATTTAAGCCCTACGGGATGGTTGAAAGCACGGTGAAACATATGTAACTTATCCTGTAAGGTTTCACTTTTACCCATCATTCTTCAAGTCCTCTATGAGTTTACACAGATACCACTGTGCCTTCAACAAATCTTTGTATGGATTCTCTTTCTCTTTGTAACGATGCCTACTAACATACTTAAAAATATTTCCTTTCAAGTATCCTCTGTACTCCTCCGCTTCCATACTGTCCCTTATCAAATCAATAGTTTCCATTGTGTTACTATTATAGTGAGAGGGGCTGTTAACTTGCTCATATACATCATCATTCATTTGTAAATCTCCTCCTTCTTAGGTCTACCCCTCTTTATTTTAGTTTCTGAAGCAAGTACTTTTTTTGCATTATTTAATGTTGCTTCTTCTTCCTCTAACATTACTACACGATCATTAAGATGCTCTCTTGCTATCTTGCGTTTAAGGCGAGGAACTTTTCCACTGTTCTCCTCAAGCCACTCAATCTCCGATTTTAGTACAGTAACTGTAGGTAAGTTTGTCATTCTTTTGTTCCTTTTGTATTTTTATAATTAGAAAAATTAATTACGTTTTCAGAGTCACTTCCCTTCTCCGCTTCTTCTATAGAAAGAAGATGCATTGCCCTGCAAAAGCCCATTTCTACTACGTCATCGAAACTGTTTTCGATAATATCTAATAAACCATGAGTTAAGTAAAATACTGGTCCTTCAAGAGCCTCCTTAGTTAGATTATCAATAACACTAATTTCTACGCTCTCTATGGATGATTGCTTTATCTCCTGCTGTTCTTCACTTATATCAACAGCACTTCTACTTATAACAATAACTACAGAATCCTCTGGAAGAACTTTGTATATATCAGATATGCTCTCCGGTACATTCTCACCTTCTTCTCTATCCATATTACTTTCCTTTTTTTCTATTCTTACTAAACCACTTTTTAGGCGGCTTTCCCTCTGAATAGTCAAATTTATACTTATCACACCAATCCGCATATGTCATTCTTGATCCTTTTCCTATCTTGTTTGAAGAATTTCCAAATACAAACTTCACATCAACTCCTAGCTGATCTCTTATAAGAAGGTGGCGTGTTCGCTCTTGAGAATTATGAAAGTATCCTTTACCTTCTATAAAGAAATCATCATCAGAAATATAAAAATCAGGAATATACGTCCTCACTTTAGGTTGATAAGAAAGTCTTTGTGCTTCATATTCAAAGGGGATATCGATGTCTTCTAACGCCTTAGCTATGTTCCTTTCAAGATTTGATCTGTATTTCATGGTGCAACCAATTGTGATATCTTCACATTATAACATGAATGCTTAAATACAAAGCCACCCTCTCTATCACCCTTCTTATGATAAGTGCTGTTGTCTTTAAAATCTTTCTTATCTATGTGTCCTAGTACCCATCCTTTCTGATAGTCATTTAACACACGAACAAAGATATAACCATCACAATCATAATCTATTTGGAAGTCAGTAACGGAACAATCATACTCAGGCTTCGGTAAATATCCTGTTCGTTTTGTTTTTACATCAATGCGGCGACCATCTGGCAACACTAAGTCGTATTTGAACGTATTAATCAATTCTCCACCATATACGCTTTGTGCCAGATGCTCGCCTATAAATCCTATAATATTCCCCTCTCCTTTAGTTATAGACCTACTTACAACGCCTAACTTCTTAGCTTTATCATGAGCAAGTTTAACAGTATCACCATCTATATCCATTTCTTTCAATCTTAGCCCCACTTCTTTTTTATGTGTTCCACGTATTTTTCGATATACGTCCACGTTTTAGGACTCATCTTGAAATACTCTGATGCATTGATATTAAATGTCTCATTACTATACACAACAGGAGCAAGTTCTTTCAGCAAAGAATTTATTATTTTAAAGTCATGCTTTACCTTCAAGATGTTCATATCGTATGTGCTATCAGACCAATATGAATTATCAAAAGCGTGTTCATCCTTCTTAACTCTGATACCTATGAAGTTATCATTCTGTCTGAATTGCCAATGTCCTGATCTATTATCATTATCAGCAAAAAAATAATGCACAGAAGGGTTCATCTGTAAATCTTCTGGGAATACTCGCCTCTGATATATTAGCATATCAAAAAGCCTCTGCATCCAGTTCATCGTCACGGTTAAGAGGTATCTCAGAGAGCCTACCTGTGTCAAGCCCATATAACAAACTGCTTGCTGGGCCTGTGAGGCCGCTGAAGCGGTTCTTTATCACCCTGACTGTGGTAGTGTGTCTTTCCCGTAAGTCTGTCGCCTGACCGTCTCTCTCAAGCCCTAATACTATGTCTGATAGCTGCCCTATGGAGCCTGACCCGCGAAGTTGGTGGAGCTTGGTTCTACCTCCTTCCTCATGACCGTAATCAACGCGCTTCAAATGGGAAGCTACAAACATACAGATATCTAGTTCTTGAACAAGTGTCCTTAACTTAGTCATAATCTCATCAAGTGCTTTACGCTCATCCATGTTAGATTGATCTGATACAAGAATACTGATGTGATCTAAGAAGATATATTTACACTTCAGTACTCGAACCATGTATCGCACACGAGAGATTATGTTGTCAATAGCGTTGCTTCCAAAGTGATCAAAAAAGAACACGCGATTCTTTTCCAGCGTATTTTGGAACGCCGTTTTTAACTCCTCCTCTGTATATTTAAAGTCAGGTAGATGTATAGGCTTATTCATCTCTAAACCTATCAGCGCCTGTGCTGTTCGCGTCACGCTCTCCTCAAGAAATAGAAGCCCGATGTTCTGTTCTGTTTCATTAAGAATATGGAATGCTATTTCTCGCATGAACGATGACTTGCCAAGACCGGAACCAGCAGCGATAGTTATGAGTTCTCCACGGCGTATTCCATACGTTAATTTATTTAAACCTTCATATGGATAGGATACCTCACTCTCTGTTGGTCCCGCCTTGATAGTTTCCCACAGTGAAGCACCGGAAATAATACCTTCTGGTGTATACTTCTCTGAATGCCACCAAAGCCGTTGAAACTCCTTTTCATCATTATTGGTAAGATACTCATTAGCATCTTTTCTGTTTAGGTGAACTATTTCCGCTTTGGGAAGAAGGAGTTCAGCGACTTCCTTTGCCGCCTTACGTCCAACATCATCATTGTCGAAGCATATCTTTATGCTATCAAACTGATTCAGATACTCATAATTATCAGAGATATCCTTTACGGCGCTTTTAACTCCTGACTTAATAGAAACTACCGGCCACTTGCTTCCTAACATTTGGAATGTCGAAAGGGCATCTACTTCCCCTTCAGTGATGGTGATAAACTTTCCACTGTTAAAAAGAGATTGACCAAATAGCGTTGCTGATGGAAACTTACCTTTAGTGGAAAAGACTTTACTTTCAACTCCTCTCTTTTTATATGCTACACGAACATGGTCACTGTCGTAATACGGAAAATACCATTCCCGCGCTCCTTTAGTGACATTATAAAACTTGCAGGTATTCTTTGAAACACCTCTATCAATCATCGCTTCCAACGTACCTATATCAAGTTCTGTATTTTTTTCTTTATTCATAGATACAACCTGTAGCTGTGCCTTAACAGCACCTCTATGTTGCATACCACATGAAAAGCAGTATGTATTACCATCTTGATAATATGCTACGGCATCACTACTACCACAATCAGAACAAGGCTGATGAGTTTTTACATATCTGGTCATAGTAGTTCTTCAACTTTAGGTTCTTTTTCGACATGCGTAAAGTACCTATACCCATTTGAATATTTGAAGGTTCTTAATCCCTCTCCTTTATTAGAGTTAGACCAACAATTATACTTATGGTGACACCACTTACATTCAGTAGAAAGTTTTCTGTTTCCATTAGTTTCAACCTGTTCTTCATAGCACCGTTCAGGCGGCTCATTCTTGGCTAGAATTTCGCGCAACTCATCAATACGTTCAGATGCATCAAGTGTACTCATATCTTCAACAGACAATAAGGCAAGATCACCATACTGTTTGTCGATAGCAAGGAATGCTCCTTCATCCATATCTAATGCTTGCATGTATCCTGATATCTGATACACATATCCAAAAGGATCATTTGAGAAAAGCTCACCGCGAGAGAACTTCTTAAAACCGTAGCTTGATGAAGACTTAACATCAACTACTACATCATCGATGACAGCATCAATATGCCCCTTAATTCCGTTAAGAGAAACCTCCTTCTGCATGTCACGTACATCATGATTAGCTACCTTACATAGGAAAAGTAAAAAAGCTTCTAACATATGTCCATAGAAGAATTTAATTCGCTCATTGGGTTTTAATTCATACTCAACTGGTTCATGAAAGTCATACCACATTTTGCGCTTATCTTTCCCGATGTTGGACATACGCAAAGTAGGTTTTCTATTTTTTTCTCGATCTTCCTTACTGAAGAAATTATGTACCTCTTCTTCGATAAAGGAAAGAAAGAACTTCATGTCATCTTCATGAACTTCTACACCTGAATTAATTACTTCATAGATGTCTTTTACAAGAGTATCGACAGTCTTCATTGCAGTGTCTCCTTAACTATGGATTTGCAGCGCCACATAGTGTATGGCAGGAAGGCCCAGCCCTCACCTTTCCCAGTGTTAACCCAGTTAGTGTTAACCCCTACTATCAATATGTTACTTTACAACGCAACTTCTTCATCTTCTGAGTCTGTCTCCTCTGCATCCAGTTCTTCCATTTCGTACTCAACAAGATTAACAACCATTAGTTGATTCAGACCAAGACTGACCCCAGCCTTTCCTTTGTATGTCCAATCATACGGATTAGCTGCAATTTTAATAGTTGAGCCATTACCAATAAGAGTATCATCCCACAGACGCTTAGAAGCAT